CTGCTGGATTAAACATCTGGCAGATGGACAGGATTCGAGATTTAGAAGAAAAGAAGCCGATGGTTATCTATAAGGCGGATAACGCAGGCGCAGAAATATTCGGCAAGGTTGTCGAGAAAGGACGACATGGCAAGCTGTATACAGTGACTATCAGAGATTATGGGATTTTCGTAGTCACTAGAGAACAGTGGGATAAAGTGAAAGTTGGGGATGAGGTATTACTATGAACACAATAGAAAATGTCAAACAATGGTTTATTGACCGTGATTTAGAAAACGGTGGACGGTTAGACAAGCAATCACTAAAACTAAGCGAAGAGTTCGGCGAACTCTGTGCTGGCTATCTCAAGAAGAATGAGAAGCTGACCAAGGATAGCATTGGAGATTGTGCAGTCGTGATAGTTGGTCTGGCCTTGCTGATAAAAGAGGATGTGCAGGAGATTTTTGAGGGATTAAAGCACGTTGAAGAAGTAGATGCAATGAAATGTTTTAAAGGATTAAATTTAAACATTTGTGCGATTCTATCGTATAGCGATAGAAGATACAATGGAATATTTCGTTATGATTTAGTATTCGCGGTTGAATATCTAAAATCAATCAGCAATATTCTCGGTTATGATTTTGAAGAATGCTTTGAGTTAGCATATAACGAAATCAAAGACCGCAAAGGTCGTTGGATTGACGGCTCGTTTGTTAAAGAGGAGGATTTGCATGATACCAAAATTTAGGATGTGGAATAGAATTACATCACAATTACATCTTGTCGATGGGTTATACTTCGATGA